TCTGTGGCTTGCGAAGGTGGTGTAAAAGATGAATCTGAATCAGATTGAAAAGAGAAAGCGGTATCAAAAGCAGAAAAGAATCATTGAAGAAGCAAAGACAGAGGCTATCGAGAATATGCAGAAAGTCATAAATAATGGCTTAGGCTCTCAAATGGAACTGGTTATGCTGTTGGTCCTGCATGATAAATTTGGTTTCGGTCCGGAGCGGTGCGCAAAGGCATTGGTTGCTTTTGAACAGTTATGGGCTGATGTTGGGGATAAGCACCTTTGTCTTGATGATATTGAGGAAGTGGTAAAGGCTGAAATTGGAATCGAAATGACTGAGGATACTATTTTTCAGACCGACAAGAAAGGGAATAAGAAATTGCTTTGGTCTAACGAGAATACATAAAGGGGGTACTCTTAATTGGCTTTGCGAGATTTGACAAAGCCAGAATTGCGAAAAATTATAGAGAACGCCAATTTTACCGAGGATGAGATGATGGTATTTCAACTGTCCAGCAACGGTTCCCCTATTGATTATATAGCGGACACGATGAAAATATCATCATCTACGGTAAATCGTATTTTGAGGAAAATTTTATAAGAAAATAGAAAGGATTGAGGATATGTCGAAACCAGAAGTGCCGATTTGGCAGAAAGTTACAATGACGATTGATGAAGCGTCCGCCTATAGCAATATCGGAACGGCAACGCTCAGAAAACTTGCGAATAACCCAAGATGCACTTTTGCTCTTACAAACGGGAACAGAAAGCTCATTAAGCGAAAGGAATTCGACAAGTTTATTGAAAAAGCTGTTGAGATATAGACAAAAATTAGCCCTGTATGGTAGTATGAAGCTGTATGGGGCTTTTCTCAAAATGAAAGGGTGTGTAACGATGGGAAAAGACCTTAGAGGTAAAGAATTAGGCGTTGGTATCAGCCAACGAAAAGACGGAATGTATACAGGACGTTTTACAACAAAATCGGGAAAACGAAAGCAGAAATACTTTCATAAGCTACAGGAATGCAGGGCATGGATGGCAGATGCGCAGTTTGAGGATGAACATGGTGATGTGTTCTTTTCTGACTCTCCAACAGTCGATGCGTGGTTTGACTACTGGATAAATGAAGTAAAGGGAGATAGCATAAGAATTATAACAGAAAGAAACTACAGAAGTATGTGGAGCTTTTCTATTTCTCCAATTATTGGGAATATGGAATTAAAAGACGTAAAGCCGATTCATTGTCAGAAAGTACTAAATATGATGAATGAAGGGCATAAGACATCTACCATTAAGGTGCATAGAGATTTAATGTGGAGTGTTTTTGAATGTGCTGTCGAAAATTATTTAATAGAAAGAAATCCTGTAAGAAGGAATGTGAAAGCAACTGGTGGTAAAAAAACAGAAGCGCGAGAAGCACTAACTGTTGATGAGCAAAAAACTTTCTTAAAAGAATCAGAAAAATCATCATTTTATAATGGATATGCGTTTGTGCTGCAAACCGGGATTCGGGTTGGAGAATTGATTGCGTTAAAGTGGTCTGATGTAGATTTTAAAAATCGAAAAATAAAAATACAGAGAAGCGCATCGGAGGTCGCGAAACAAGGGTTTGTAATCGGAGAACCAAAGACAAAAAGCGGGCATCGGGAGATACCGCTTACAAAAGAAGCTGTCAATATTTTATATAGTCAAAAAGAGAAGAATTCTCAAAACAAAATTATTCCAATCCAGTATGCAGATTATATTTTTCTGAACAAAAACGGAAATCTAATTCAAAAGTCAGCGTATAATCAAGGAATATATGCTATTTGCAATAGATTGGGAATGAGAAAGTTCTCAATTCACCTGCTAAGGCACACATTCGCTACGAGATGTATAGAAAGTGGTATGCGCCCTAAAACGCTGCAAGCAATCCTAGGTCATAGCAAAATTGAAATGACGATGAATTTGTATGTTCATGTAACGGATGAATCCAAACTGGAGGAAATCGAAGCAATAGAAAAAAACTTAAAATTGGTGTAGAAATTGGTGTAGAAATAAAAAATACATATAGAACACCTTGTTTTATCAATGTTTTTAATAAGTATATACATTTTGGGAATGAAATGATATTGAAATTTTTATTCAAAATGAAAATATCTTGCTATAACTTTAAAAACATTGTTAATAACTTTATTTTCAACGGTTTTGAGCAATTCATACAAAAAAGATAAACATTGAATAACTTTTCAAAACAAATGAATAATTTTTAGAAAATTGGTGTAAAATTGGTGTAGTGGTGTAAGATTGGTGTAGAAAAGCCCCATACAAAACAAAAAAATATATGACAGAAAGTTGAGCGAAAGATGACACTTTTGGCTCTTTTTTTATGCGAAAATATAGGTAGAAGGAGGTTGATGGAAATGTTTTCAGATGAAGTCCTAGAGAAAATTTTCAGTCGTGAAGATGTAATGAAGATACCTCTTACTTATCAGTCCGTTATGGTTCGGGCGGTGCAGGAGGTTTTAGAGAAGGAGGGAATCGACTATGCAACCAAATCCTTATCAGAGCATGAACTATAATATCCAGCAAGCATATCCGCAGTATGGGTACAATCCATACTTTCAACAGACGCGGATGCAGCAACCGCAGATAGAACAGGTTCAGCCAGTAAATCAGCTTCAACAGCAGATGCCGCGTGGCGTAAATGGGCGCGTGGTGCAGTCTGTGGAAATGATAACGGCAAATGATGTGCCTATGGATGGTTCGGCGGCGTTCTTTCCGATGCAGGACATGAGTGCAATATTTGCTAAGTCTTGGAACGCTGACGGAACGATTAAAACCGTAACTTTCAAGCCGGTAAATGAGACTGCACATCAAAATTCGGCTCAGATTCAAGAAAATCTCAAATTTGAACTGTCGGATGGTACGGTTACAGCTTTCATGGATAGATTTGATGAACTGTCTGAAAGATTAGAACAGTTGGAACTCTCCGTAAATAAAACCGCTTCAAAATTCAGTACACAATCGACCAAAAGAAAGGCGGATGCAGAATGAAGAATTTATTTCAACTCCTTGGCGGTATAAGAAACCCGCAACAATTTTTACAGAGCATGATGAACAATAGTCAAGTGATGGGAAACCCTATGGCGAAAAATGCCATAGACATGATGCAGAAAGGGGATGCCAAAGGCGTAGAGCAGATGGCAAGAAACCTCTGCAAAGAGAAAGGGGTAAACCCCGATGAAATAATGAAACAAATGAAAGATAAGTTTGGAATGTAAGACATATTAGAGGTTGCGCGCAAAAAACCTTGGTGCCTCTTTATGAATAAAAATAATCAATCAAAAGGAGGAATCTAACATGTTCAACTCTACAAACAATACACCTTTTACTATGCCAGTAATGCCGGCAACAGGCGGTTATGGCAATGACGGTGCTTTTAGCGATGGCGGATGGCTGTGGATAATCGTAGTTTTTGCTTTGCTTTTCGGTTGGGGCAATAACGGTTTCGGCGGCTTCGGCGGTAATGGCGGCGGCTATGTAGCAACAGCAGCTACACAGGCAGATATCCAGAGAGGATTCGACACACAGTCTATCATCGGAAAACTTGACGGTATCTCCAACGGTATGTGTGATGGGTTCTATGCACAGAACACCACTCTGATGAACGGTTTTCATGGCGTAGATAACGCTATCTGCAATCTTGGCTACCAGACACAGCAGGGGTTCAACACAACCAATGTTGCACTGATGCAGGGTCAGAACGCATTGCAGTCACAGCTTGCCGATTGCTGTTGCCAGAACAGAGAAGCAATCGCTCAGGTAAGATACGATATGGCGCAGGATACTTGTGCATTGCAGAACACGATGAACACAAATACCCGTGACATTATCGACAACCAGAACGCAGGAACAAGAGCAATCCTCGACTACCTGTGCGCTAAGGAAAACGCCGACCTGAGAGATAAGGTTCAGAAGCTGGAACTGGCTGCTTCTCAGTCAGCGCAGAACGCTTATATCGCGGCAAATCAGGACGCGCAGACAGCGGAATTGATTAGAAGAATCAACCCTATGCCTGTACCTGCGTATAACGTTCCTGCCCCTTATCCTTATTCTGGATATGGTAACGGTTGCGGTTGTGGTTGCTAATGACGGACAACCAAAATAAAGGGCTATCTTACTTAGATATGCTTACCGTCCTGTCTGTGTTTTTGCAGCTTGTGACTTGCCAACAGGTATCGAATGATACGCTACTGAAAGAATTGCATAGGCAGGATGGATATTATCTGGATAAGATAATGAAAGACCAGAAGGAAATACTAAAAATGCTATCTGATATTAAATCAGACTTCGCCCACAGTGGTTGATACAAAGAGGGTAGGCAGAAGTCTACCCTTATTTTTTTTGGGAGGTGTTATTTTATGGCTTGTAAGAACGTATGCCGACTTTGCGATAATTTCATTATGTCGCAGTCAGTGAATTTTACAGGCGGAAATCTGATTATAGATTTACCCGCAGGCAGTTATGCCAACTGCCGAAAAGTTTGTATTGTGGTGGCGCAGAAAATCCCCGATACCACTACAATCAACGCTCCTGTTTTTATTACGATTGGCGGCGGGACTGTGCAGTATCCGCTTATGAAACGTAATTGCAGACAGGTTGTGGCATCTGGCTTGAGAACAAGAACCAGATATAAAACCGTAGTTGAGACAACGAACAATTCTGGATTGTTCAGAATGATAGGGGAAACTTGCTGTACGCCCGATAACAGATTATCTGCTATCAACGGAGAAAGTGTTCCTGCAACAACTGGCGGAGGTGAATAATTTATGCACATTGAGAGAATGCACAAAATGATTGAGTGTCTTTGTGAAAAGGCATGGTCCGAAATGGAAAAAGGTCTGGAATGTGTTGGTACTGCCGAAATGGGACAGGTTGTTGACATGATTAAAGACTTAAATGAAGCCGAATACAAAGCTGTCATTACAAAGGCTATGCAAAAGGCAGAGAAAGAGGACGAAGAAGAAGATAAGGAAATCCTCAGACGGTTGAAATCTGAATACTACGAGGACGGAGACAGGCGTTTCTATGACCATTACAGATACGCTAATGGTCGATTTGCACCAAAGGGCAGAGGAACACGCAGAGGATATACAGAACCGCCTTACTACTTCCAGACACCCGATATGTATCACGAATGGGATAGCAAGAGCGACGCAGAGCGTGGCAGAGATTTAGACCGTATGGGTGGCAGAATGTACTATACCGAACCCATGATGAGCGGCTACGATAAGGCAAAACGCCACTACACGGAAAGTAAGGAAATGCACAAGGGCAATTCTCAGGCTGATAAAGAGCAAAAGATGCGCGACCTTGAAGCATACATGAAAGAACTTTCTGGTGATGTGACAGAGATTCTTTCGGATATGACACCAGAAGAACGCACCCTGCTGAAAGCCAAAATGACAACACTGTTGCAGAAAATCGGCTGACATAAAACGGATAGGGGTATTCCCCCTATCTTTTTTAATTGGGGGTGGTAACGAAATGGTATTCGAGATAAACGGTGTAAAATGGAGCGTTATTTCTGTTATGCCGCTCTCTGACTGTCTGCGCCGCTCTGACGGGAGTTTTACGGCCGGCGTGACCGATAACACTACTCACTGTATTTGCCTTTCAAATCGGCTTGTAGGCGGCTTTAAGAGGAAGGTACTGATACACGAATTATGCCACGCAGTCTGTATGTCCTATAACATACATATCCCATTGGAACAGGAGGAATTTTTATGTGACTTCGTGGCTACTTATGGGGATGAAGTTTTCGATATGGTAGATATGATGGTCGGGGAAATTCGGAAAACAGCATAAAAAAAGGGAGTATACCGAAATTGATATACTCCCGATTTTTGCGTAGCTTATGATTGACATTTACGAAAGGGTGTACTGTTATTATACCATTTTCGTGAACCAAAGTAAATGGTTATTTTTTCGTCAGCACCGCAATACTGCCCTTGCTTGTGATGTTGTAGCCGATAGCGTCTGCCACATCCCGAATCTTGATATAGTTAGTGCCATCCTTCAAAATGCGTTCTGTTTCGTGTTCCTTTCCATCAATGATAATCTTGCACTTCTCTACCACTTCTTCATCCTCCGTTCCGTAGTCGAAAACATCATTTACAAGCAACCAGTGCGTGAATTTATTGCACCGCAGGGGGACTTCTCGCACGCCGTAAGCAGAGCCGTCAGCAGCTATGTAGTAGGGGTAGCCGTTCTTCATGCCTGTGTATACCCCGATATGCCCCTGCATCCAGACCAACGCCCCGATAGGTGCTTTTTCAATGGTGGAAATAGGGTTTACGCTTTTCGCTCTTTCTTTCCATTGTGTACTGCCGAGTTTTACGCCACACGCCCATGAAATCAGACCAGAGCAGTCTACACAAACATTGCCGATTTTTTTTCGGTCACTATTCCAGACCATCTTTCCGTATTTGTTTTTCAAATAGTTGTAGTTGGCTTCTGTCATTACAGAGCCTTTCATACCGTAAACATAATTCGTGCCGATTTTAGAACGGCAAAAGGCTACCAGTTCTTTGCCCGTCATCTTTTTCGCCATATAATCATCCCTTTACAATCTCTTTGACTGCCTTGTTTTCTTTCAGCATTTTTCGCATTTCTTCCAGTGCTTCATCCACCCACATAGAGAAGGTGTCAAACGATACCGCCATAGCAACCGCAGGGAATCTCTGCACGAATAAATCATAGGTCTGCCGCAGCTTTAACTTTCCTGTGCCGCTCCCCAACTCCGCTTCTGCCTGCGTGACCGCCCACAACAGCCACTCCTTGACCTTTTCCCTCTGTGCCGCCGTTGGCATTTTCAGAAACCGCCCGATAAATACACCGACCATCCCTGTGACCGCCATCAACGCAACCACCAGATACCAGTTTTCCATTAAGAATGTAACCTTATGCACTTGCTACATCTCCTTTCACTCTTTCAATACAATATCAGCAATACGGATAACGGCTTCAATGCCGTATTTTTCAGCCCATTCACGAATCAACTTGATAACATATTTGTACCTGTTTTCATTTTTCGATTTCCAATAATAGAAACCGTTTGCAACACCGCACTCTGTAATTGAAGCGACCGCAACCTGTGCGAGTGGAGATATGTCTTTCTCTGTGACGAAAGTACCATATATAACCGCCGCACTCAGGCAGATTGCTACAAAATCAGATATGTAAACAAGTTTCTTGCTCGTTTCCATTTTTCTTGCCATACGATCAACCTACTTTCTCCCAGCCCTGCTGGTATTCCGAGGGCTTCCAAGTATTGTTATCGATGGTCGAGCGATAGCAAACGCCATTCTCCGTGCAACAGTCCCCCTTCGCGTAGGGGCTGGTTGCCAGCGAGATAAAGGGCTTTGCCTTCGCAGGGTCATCACTCCATACAAAACCCCACTGTGCAGGCAATTCCTCGGGTTCGGCGGTGTAAATGGTGCTGTCATATTTCTGCAACAGCTTCACCACGCGCCCTGCGGTACTTTTGCAGACAAAGCCGACAGGACGGTTCAGCATATTTTCTTTTTCACAAGCCGTCTGGAAATCTGGGATAAACCTGTCCTCAGCGTTTAATTCCGTTCCTGTCATAGTGTCCGCTTTCTCCTGCACCGCCTGCGCCGCTAACTTTGCCATGTGCTTAATTGTTTCCATCATACTTCGTTCACCCCCTCACTGATTGCCGCCTCTAATTTTTCTACCGTTACGCTGTCCGCCGCAAGGGCGTTTAACTGCTCCTCAATGCGGTCAAGCTGGGTTGGTTTTGGTTCTGGCATGGGTTCGGGTTCGGGCGGTGTGTATTCCGAAAATGTACATGTTTCTGGGTCATAAATCATGCCAAGCGTAACCGTATCGTCACAAGGAATGGCAGTCACAGGGCTTCCGTCTGGGGTCGGTCCCCATTCTGGTTCTGTTTCCTGATTCAGCAAAACACCGATTACTCTGTTTTGTAAAATCATTGCATAAGTTTTCATATTCTCACCTCACCATTCGATAATAACAATGCCGTCTCCGCCAATTCCGGGGGTGCCTATACTACTACCGTATCCTCCGCCTCCGCCCCCGGCTCCTATGCCGCCATTTTCCCCTTTAAACCCTACGTAATATTCAGTATTTCCGTCTGCACCACTTCCGCCACGTCCATATCCGGCACCACCTCCAAAACCACCTGGACCACCAGAAGAAGAATTGTTCCTTGCTCCGTTAAGACCGCCATGGGCAAATACAGTATTTTGTGCAGCTACTGCTACACCATTTACAGAAGTACCACTTAAAGAGCCTTTGTGGTTTCTTTTTCCGCCGCCTTTGGCTCCACCCTCTAATGTGATTAAATTGCCAATAACCGTTGCTCCACCGTCTTTGTTTAAATTGCCTTTTCCCACTGTGATTGAAAGACTATCATTAGGAGTAACCATGAATGCTTTTCTTATTACAAAGTCTCCACCCTGACCGCCATTGTAATCATATCCACTACCACCTGCACCAAAAGCAGTAACTAAAATCTTTGTTACACCATCGGGTACAGTAAATGTGCCATCTGATGTAAAGGTCTGTGTGCCGTGCGTTTTAATTAGAGTACCTAATACTGAATTAACTGTATCAATTACCCATGCACCTACGTCCCAACTCATGATACAACACCTCCAATCCTTGTTACTGAGCTACTAGTATCTATTGTAGTAGTTTTCGTGATTACGTTACCGGAAGGTCCAATATACTTAGATACTACAGTAGTTAGTGTACTTGAGTTCTTTGTAATTGTTGTAACAGTTTTGCCACCATCACTGTGAGTTATTGTAACTGTAGTTACATTACCAGATGTACTAATAGTAGTATCTTCACTTGAAAACCCCTGCACATTCATGAGGGCTTCTCTGTTTAATGGTGTACCCTCTACGGATGGTTCGTCCGCCATTTCAACCGTTACATATTCGTTTGTCCCGTCCGCATGGGTGATTTTTCTCCGCCCCGCCTGTGTCGGGATTCTATCTAAAAAATCCTTCATAGCAACCGTTCACCTCCGCTATTTATCGTTCCGCAGTAGATATATTCCTGCTTCATATTTTCTGTCATCGTCTTTCCGACTGCGGCAACCCGTTCCCAATCGTTGACCTCCTGCCAATCAAGGTAATTGCTTTCTCCGAATACAGGCAATCCCAATCCAACCAAAAACAACTGCACCAGAGCGGTATAATTCGCTCGGATACGGTTGATTTCCGATAACCAAGGTATATTGACTTCCTGCCAATCGGTGTAGGTTGTGCCGTTGAAACTCTCCTTGTAGTTTCTGTATGTTCTGGGGATGTAGTAGCCTTCATTTTCAAGCCACCGCATCAGTTCCTTATGGTTGCCCTCAATGCGGTTCAAGTCCTGATAGTTTAGTGCGCCCTTATTGTTTTCCTCGTTCGCCTGAGCCGCTCTCGCCGTAACGGTGTCGGATACAGTTCGGTTAAAAATCGGTGTTATCCAAGCCATTAACTACCACCCCCAATGATATATTGGCACTCGCCCTTAATCGCGCCGTTGTAGGTCAATTTCTGCTGAACCATAGTAACAGGCGTTTCATTCGCGAAGTTGCTTGTGAAGTTGACAGAATCTCCAACGTCCAGTTCTGGATATCCTCTGTCTGGCGCACTGTAAGTGTTGCGCCGCAGAGTGACCGCCGCTACCCAGTTTGCGTATGCGATAGCGTCCGTCTGGTTGTCAATGAGCGTATTGCTAACGCCGCTCAAATCCTCGCCTACGTCACTGTATTTCTTCCTGTACTCGATTTTATTCTCCGTAAGGCTATTCCCGTTGATAGTGACCGTACCTGTCCCTTTGAGCGTTACAACAGTCTTGTAGGCATAGTATTTCGGA